TCGGCGTCTAAGACCCGCTCCGACGCCTTCTCCACATTCTGTATGCGCCTCATCCAAGAGGTCGATCTGCTGGCCGAGCTTCGGCCCAGCGAGGATCAGCGCAACTCCCGCATCGAGTTCGACGTGGGGCCAGCCATCGCTGACCAGTCTCCCTCGGTTAAGTCCGTGGGCATCACCGGCCAGATCACGGGCACCCGCGCTGACATCATCATCGCCGACGACGTTGAGGTGCTGAACAACAGCGCCACCTCCGAGATGCGAGAGAAGCTGCTCGAACGAACCAAAGAGTTCTCGGCGGTCATCAAGCCTCTCAAGTCGTCCCGCATCATCTACCTCGGCACGCCTCAGACTGAGGACTCGATCTACAACAAGCTCCCCAACACCTTCGACACTGCCATCTGGCCTGCTCGCATTCCTACCAAGGAAGAAGCAGAGAAGTATGGGGACAAGCTCGCCAAGTACATCCGCAAGCTGATGAAGACCGGCCTGCCGGGGCTCACCACGGACCCACAGCGGTTCAGCGATGAAGACCTGTTAGCCCGTGAGAGCGAGTATGGCCGTTCCGGCTTCATGCTTCAGTTCATGCTGAACACCCAGCTCTCCGACGAAGATCGCTTCCCCCTCAAGGTGAAGGATCTGATCATCATGGACCTCGACAACGAGAAGGCTCCCATGAAGGTCAACTGGCTCCCCGACATCAAGCGGGAGCTGAAGGAGCTGCCTAACCTCGCCATGCACGGCGACAAGTTCTACAGCGTGGCTTCCTACGATGAGACCTTCGCCCCTTACACCGCTTCCGTCATGGCCATCGATCCCTCGGGACGCGGCAAGGACGAGACCGGTTACGCAGTGGTGAAAGCCCTCAACGGCTTCCTCTTCGTCACCAAGTCAGGTGGCCTCCCCGGCGGTTACGATAACGCGACCCTGCAAAGGCTCGCCATGATCGCCCGTGAAGAGAAGGTCAACCAGATCATCATCGAAGCCAACTTCGGCGATGGCATGTACACGTCCCTCTTCGAACCAGTGGTGTCGAAGATCCACCCCTGCGCTATCGAAGAGGTGAAGCACCACACTCAGAAGGAACGACGGATCATCGACACGCTTGAGCCGGTGATGAACCGCCACAAGCTGGTCCTGAACCAGTCGATCATTCAGGAGGACTACCGGACTGCACAGGCCTACGAGGCCGACAACAAGTTCGCCAAGACCCTCATCCACCAGATGACCCGCATCTGCACCGACAAGGGAAGCCTGAAGCATGATGACCGACTGGACGCCCTGGCTATCGCCGTGGCCTACCACACGGAAGCCATGGCTCAGGACGCCGACAGAGGCATCTCCCATGAGCGGCAACAGGCGCTGAACAAGGAGCTGGAACGCTTCATGGAACACGCCCGTGGCTCTGGAAACCGGACTGACCACGGCTCTGCCGGGTTTGGCTCTGGTCGATCCGGGGCTCGCATGTTCTGACCGGGCTAGCACCGTCCCACACTGGCATACCCCAGCCATGCGGGACGGTGCAGGCTCCGTGTCGAGCTATGCGGAAATCGAGTCCCTCGGCTCGCAGCCGTGAGGCGTGGTGAGTTATTTCGGACCCGGATGAGCATCGGGTCAGCCTGAGGTCAGCACGGCTCTACGGGGCTCTCAGGGGCCTTACAATCGATGCCTATATTTCTCAGCAAAAATCCGTTGGGGTAGACGTCTATTGGCCGGGCCGATTATCCCCCTCGGGGTGGGGCCAGGTTCGCTGGGTGGGCCTCGGCGCTGCCGGTGCCAGCCATCGCAAGCCACGTTGCCACCGCGTTGGCACGGATCGACCAAAAGCCCAGCCTTTTCAACGGCCTGCGCAGGTTCGCACAACCGTTGCACATCGGCCAACACATCGGCCAAGGGCCAGCCGGGCAAGCCAAGGCCAGCCGGGCCAGCAATCGCCGATCCTGCCGCTCAATCCCTGCGTCTGTCCGTTGTGGGGTATTTTCTCTTTCGACAGTGCCAGCCACCGCTCGCCAGTGCGAACCAGTGCCAGCCTATGCGCGCCGCCTGCCGACACTGCCAGCCATCGCCAGCCGGGCCAGCCTATGCCGGGCCAGATGCCAGCCGGTTAGAGCGCCATCATGATCAGAGCGGCAATCGCCACCGCTGCGAATAGACCCATCCAAACGCCTTTAGCGCCCTCTTCCGTCATTGCCTAAGCCCGTTCCTGTACCGCGCCAGCAACATGCCAGCCGGTTCCAGCCTCTATATGCACGCGCTGCAAGCCATGCAAGCAACGCAGATCAGATCTGCAACATCTGCACTTTACGAACCGTTACGGTATCGAGGATAAGCGATCCAACGCTTACGCAATCGCAACCACCTCACAACCGAGACCTTCGCCATGACGTTCACTTCCCAAGCTTCCGCCAAGTCCGCTGCTGGCGGTATCTCGTCCCGCAATAGCAAGATGCCCGGTTCTAGCTGGGCGATCTCGCCATCGCTTTGCAAGGCTGGCAGCAAGCTTGCCACGGTTGAAGGTTCTGTCTGTCACAAGTGCTACGCCATGAAGTCGGAGGCTATGTATCCATCGGTTCGCCAAGGCTGGGCGGACAACTACCTCAAAGCTTCCACCATGATTGCGTCACAGCCTGACCGCTGGGCCGTGGCAATGGCCTATCAGATTCGCCACCACGCCAAGAAGTCTGGCCAGCCCTATCATCGTTGGTTTGATGCTGGCGATCTGCAGGACGTGGCCATGCTTGTCGCCATCGTGAAGGCTTGCGAGTTGACACCGGAGATTAACCACTGGTTGCCCACCCGTGAAGCGAAGGTAGTTGCGGACTGGCGCAAGGCTGGCGGGGTTGAACCGGCTAACCTCGTTATCCGCCTGTCATCCACCATGGTTGGCGATGGCCCACGCAAGGCCAGCCACACGTCAACAGTGCATCGCAAGGGCCAGCCTGTTGATGGCCATGCCTGCCCGTCTCAATCCGACAGACACCGCAACGCCAATGGCGGGAAAGCATTCTGCCATGACTGCCGCGCCTGCTGGTCTCGCGCAGTCACCAATGTGTCCTATGGCTTGCATTAATCGTTACGCTTTCGCAATCGTCTAACATTTGGATATTCCCATGATGCTCCCTCAGACTGACAAGCCTATGCGTGTTCTGGTTGCCTGCGAGTTTAGCGGCACCGTGCGCAATGCCTTCGCTGCCCGTGGTCATGACGCATGGTCGTGCGATCTGCTGCCAAGCGATGACCGCAGCAACAAGCATATCATCGGCGATGCACGCGACCTGTTGAACGATGGCTGGGATCTGTTGATGGTTGCCCACCCGCCTTGCACTCGCTTGTGCAATAGCGGCGTGCGCTGGCTCAACGTCCCGCCTCCGGGTCGCACGCTTGAGGCTATGTGGTCAGAGCTAGACGACGCTGCCGCATTGTTCTCCGCATTCTGGAACGCTCCTATACCGCGCGTCTGTATCGAGAACCCTGTCATGCACAAGCATGCCAAGGCGCGCATCCAGAACTATGCCGACTTCACACAGAGTGTGCAGCCTTGGCAGTTTGGACATGGCGAGTGCAAGCGCACCTGTTTCTGGCTGCGCAACCTGCCGCCACTCAAGCCCACCAACATTGTTGAGGGCCGCGAACAACGCATCCACATGCTGCCGCCCGGTCCTGAGCGATGGCGCGAACGCTCCCGCTTCTTCAAGGGCATTGCCGACGCCATGGCTGACCAATGGTCAGACCTGAACAACCTCCCTGAACTTCTCGCCGCCTAAGGAACGATGATCATGAACACCTATCAGATTTGGGTTGCTGGCCAGATGGCTCAGACCCTCTACACCAAAGACTTTGATAGCTCATTCGCTGCGCGCCGCTGGATGGCGGAACGCTATGACCTGCACGTCACTGACATTGTGGCACGTCGTGTTTGGTCCGGTGATTACAACCCTGTCGCTGTTGATGACGCAATCGCTGCGTCTAACCGCTCGGGCCGTCGCATCGGTGCCCGTGAGGCTCGCGCCACCCACGCGCTGCTGAAGGGTCCGTACTAATGGGCCAGTTTCAAACCAAGCTTGGCACTACGCGCGCTGGTGTTCGCACTCGCATCTGGATTGAAGGCGCTCGCCTTGTGGCCGCTGGCTTCAATGTTGGTTGCCACTTCACAAAGGAATGGGACGCCAAGGCACGCACGCTGCGCCTTGTGATCCTGCACTGTGATGGGTCCGCCGACAAACTGCGAGAGCTGGGCGTGCCTGTCGCCAAGGTGTCGGGCAAGGGCACCAAGCCCATCATTGATATCACCGGCGCATTGGTCGCGGCCACGTTCGAAGGCACGCACGTCTGTGTTGACTACACCCCTAACCTTATCCTGATCGGAGAATGCAAATGAACATCCTGCACAAGCACTGGAACCTGTACCACTCTGAACCCGCATCGCAGACGTCAACCACTGAGCGCCCCTATTGCGGCCACTACGTCCTGATCCGCAAGGCCGATGGCAAGCGTGTCACCTCTAAGCAGTTCTTCATGAACGCCAACCACTTCGAAGTGAAGCTGGCGCAGTGGAATGCCTCGCTGCCTAAGCTGTGGGCTTACGAAGCCGTGGCCATGCCCGTCATGAGCATCGGCATGGATGAGATTGCGTATGCGCTGGCTAGTGAGGCCGCGTGATGCCGAAGCAATACGTCTCCGCTGGTCGCAAGGCCAGCACACCACCTGATGATGTGGACGCCTACGGGCCGTTCGCGTCTCACGAAGAGGCCGCTGAGTTCATGATCGCTGCTGGCTACGGCAGCTTCACCACCACTGAATTGATCAACCCGAAGGGCTACACACGATGACCACCTATACCAAAGCACGCGCATGGAACGGCAAAGACCTCGACGGTCGCTGGATCTTCACCACCAAGCGTGACGGTGTTCGCGCTATGTGGAACGGCACTGAGTGGCGCAGCCGCGCTGACAAGCCGCTCTACAACATCCCGGCATGGGTGCCCGGCATGCCGACCGACTGCGAGGTCTATGTTGGCTCGTTCCGCGACACCATCCGCGCGACCCGCACCAAGCATCTGAAGGCCGATACCCCTGCGATCCTACCTGAGCATCTGTTCCGCCTCGACGGTATCGATCCTCGCAACAAGCGCATCGAAGCTATCGACCCGACGATTGAGCGCATCGGTAATGAGCTGGGCAAGGCGCTGGCTGAAGGCTTCGAAGGCTTGGTCCTTATCCAGGGTGACAAGTGGCTGAAGGTGAAGCCTGAAGACACCACGGACTTGCTGATCACTGGCGCTGTCGAGGGTGAAGGCAAACACGTTGGTCGTCTCGGCGCCATCGACACCGTGCTGGGCGAGATTGGCACCGGCTTCTCCGATGCAGAACGCGATGAGCTGTGGGCCGAGTTCAAGGCTGGCACGCTGATCGGCCAGACTGTCGAGTGCAGCTACATGCACCTGACCGACGACGGCAAGATGAGGCATGCCCGGTTCGAACGCATGCGCCCCGACAAGGTGGCCGACCGATGAGCTGGGATCAGTGGGCGGACAAAGTGCGAGCTGGGAGAACCCAGCCGCAACCCCGCGCTGACGACCGGGTGGCGCAGCTCGAACGGGAGCTGGCCGCTGCCTACCGCAAGATCGCTAACCTCGAACACCAACTACACAACAGCTCGGACTATTGGAGACCGGGCACCTACCAGAACGGAGCCTGACAGTGGCCACACCTATACCGCTCGACAACCCGACCAGCCGATTAGAACGAGTCAAGATCGGTGCGCGCGAGACCACAACATTCCTCGCCACGGTTGATGACCTCATCATCTACGCAACCGCCAATGGCGGGGTAGTTGTGGAATTTGTAGTAAACGGCAAGGACGGTAAGCCCCGCGAAAGCTACCGTATGACCGCCTGTCCTGAGGACGCCGACCGTCTAGTAACATTCAGAAATCGTTGAGCAATAGAATGAAAGACCTTCACTGGTGCCTCGTCCTTTGCTTCGTCGGTTCCTTCGGAGTGGCCTGCATTCTCTAACCGAAGGTTTCCATTTGTGGAACCTTTACCCTTGACGTGTATCTCCACATGCGTAAG